CAGTACGACACCTATCCGGTGAGCGCCCAACTGTTGGTGGTTCAATCTGCTGGTAAACCTAGGCCTCTTACGAAGTTTTCGTCTGAGGAACTAGTTTTGAGGCCTTTACATAAGGCCATTTACGAGCATTTGAGCCGGACAACCCCGTGGCTCTGTCGCGGTGAGCCGACAGCTGAAGTGTTGAGGAAGGCGGGATTTCGTAGGGGGAAAGGTGTCCTCGTGTCGGGTGATTATCGTTCCGCAACGGATAATCTGTCGTTAGAAGTAGCTGATGTAATCCTTGATGCCATTTTGGCAAATTCAAGCGTGCCCGTGTCCGTTAGGGCTCACGCTCATCAAGTTTTACATCCGTTACTGTGGAATGTGGAGCACGATCTGGAATTTAAGATTAGTCGTGGTCAGATGATGGGGTCCTACCTCTCTTTTCCTCTGCTGTGCCTTCAGAACTTTTTGAGTTTTGATTACGCACGGTCTGAGGCTGGATTGGCAGTTATGCCCATTCTGATCAACGGTGATGATATCTTGTTCCAGTCGTCATGTGACTTGTTCCCGTTACGATGGATGGAAGTTGTAGGCAAGCTTGGCCTCGAAGTTGAAGAGACGAAGACGTCAGTGGATGAACGGTTTGGTACTCTGAATTCTACTCTTTTTGAGTGGAAGGACGATTACCTTGCCGTGACACCGACACTTCGTTTTGGGATGCTCCGGTCGGTCGAGTTTTCCAATTCGCTCGGTTCTTCTTTTCATTCTTTTGTGCGTGGTCAGCCTCAGGACGTCTTGTGGCGTGCTGCTAGGGCTTTCTTTTCTTGGCACCTCCCTGTGTTGTCGTCCGTCCGTTTTTTTCCGGACGAGATGGGTTTCAGAGGTGCCTTGGCTTTTAGAATGTCGAGAATATTCGGGCTTGTCTCTCGCGATCGTTCAATCCGTGATTTACCCTACGCGCCAATACCACATAATGTGGTCCTCTCAGCTGGACTGGTTACACAGGTCCCTGAGGAGAATTTAAGCGCGGAGTTACGGTTGTTGAATGATCGCGAAATGGCGTCATGGAAGTTCTCCGTTGATTTTCAGATGTGTCGAGAGAGGGCCGCGTTGAGATACTGCCTGCAGTTATCTATGACGCGCGTCCCTGTCATCGACTTTTCTGGGAAGAAGTGGTCAGAACTGACCGACGACTTTAGTTGGAGACGAGTCCGGAGAGAGAGATTTTTCCGCCCCGCGGTAGGTAAGGTTAGGATGGTCCCAGTTTTTGATTCGGTCCTGCAATCACAGGATACGAGTCACTGGGAGAATCCGCCTACGTACCTTGAGACGGTGGGTGGGGGTGCTGATGTTTCTTGTGAGATGTCGGCTCCGAAGTCCCGAAAGGACTTAGGGGTACCGGCCAGTGGAGGGTGTCCACGTCTCACACCAGACATCATCTGGTAAATTAATGTGGAGCGGGGCTTGGCGTGCGCCGCGAACGGGAAGAAACTGCAGACCGCCAGTTACACTGGTCATTCGATCCTAGCAATGATTTCACGTACACTGCGCCATGTAAGATAGCTGGCCCCGGTGCTATCCTGAGAGGGGATAGTTAACAGTTAACAAAAGTGGTGTAGCTTATTTTCTCCAGCCCTGTGCCTTCATGCAGAGATGTGGCTCAGGGAGAGTGACGGCCGTTAATTCGGTAGTTGCAAGGGGTATCACCCGTGATATTCCGCCCGGTCTACTAACCGTCGGCTAACCTTTACCTCGCGAGGGGTATCTGGGAGTGCCGTAAACGTGCTACATGGAAGAGAGAATAGGAGTATTGTTGAATAGTGAATGTCGTATGGCTTGTGGCGCCATTAGGCCTGAACTTTCCGAGACGTAGGATCAACCTTCCGAACT